TCGGCGCTCCTACCTTCAAAATCACCGTCGCGCTGCCGGGCCAAGTGCCTGAAGTGTTTGATAATATCGGCGGCACAGGGAATGCGCTGTACGTCGCTATGGCGGCGGCCATCAATAGTGGTAACTCGCCCCTGCGCGGGCCTTCCCGCCTTGTCGTGGCCACGGCTGGTTCTAGCACCGGCGCACCGGCGCTTCAGACCCTTACATTCGCGGGCGGCACGGACGGCGCTACCACTATCACCAGCGCCGTTCTTATCGGTGTCGATACGACGCCCCGCACCGGCATGTATGCCCTGCGCGGCACGAAAACAAGCGTCGCGGTTCTGGCTGATGCGGACGATTCAACGCAATGGACAAATCAGGTTGTGTATGGCCTAAGCGAAGGCACATACATGATCGCGGTCAGCCCGGCCGGGGACACCATCACGAACTTCGCAAGCACCATCGCCACGGCTGGCATCGACAGCTACGCGATTAAGGTTCTTCTGGGCGACTGGATTTACATAAACGACAATGTGAATAATCTTGTGCGCCTGATTTCGCCGCAAGGCTTCATCGGCGGATTGCTGGCGAACCTTACCCCGAACAATAGCACCTTGAACAAGAAGATTCAGGGCATCATCGGAACGCAGAAGTCCTACGCCAATCAGCAATACAGCCAAGCCGAACTTCAGGCGCTTGGCCTCGCGCGTGGCGACGTTATAGCGAACCCATGCCCCGGCGGTTCTTACTTCGGGGCGCAGTTCGGGCATAACACTTCCAGCAATGCCGTCATTCACGGGGACAATTATACCCGCATGACGAACTACATTGCGGCCACGCTGAACGGCGGCATGGGCATCTATGTGGGTCAGACCATCACGCCGACCGTGATGGTGAATGCGAAGGCAACACTGGACAGCTTCTTCGCTGCGCTGGCACAACCTAGCGTAGCCATGCCGGACGGCATGATTAACGACTGGCTGGTGAAGCTGGACAAGACGAACAACCCGTTCACCAGAACTGCGCTTGGCTACATGCAAGCCGATTGTCAGGTTCAGTATCAGTCGATACTTGAATTCTTCATCGTCAATTTGCAGGGCGGACAAAGCGTTGTCATTCAGCGCGTGGGCGTTCAGGCCGTCTAAGAATCTCGAATCACAACCCGTCAACTTATGAGGTAGAAAAATGCCTATTAATGGCTTTAACGTCGGCAAAGACGTAACCCTTACCGTTCTAAATCCGAACGGAAATCTGGCTATGGCTGGCCTGACCAGCTTCACGGCAAAGCCAATGTTTACCGACATAAAGTCGAAGCGGCTGGACGGCAAGACGTACTTCGGTGAGATCCCGGACGGCTGGTCTGGAAGTTTCAAACTTGACAGAACCGACCCAAGCGTCGATATTTTCTTCGCCAATCTGGAAGCGGGTTATTACGCGGGTCAGAACAATCCATCCGGCACTATCCAAGAAGTGATTAGCGAGGCGGACGGAACGACGACGACTTGGCGCTATGACGGCGTAGTCCTTAAACTGGACGACGCTGGCGACTGGAAGGGCGACGCAAGGGTCGAACAATCAATTACCTTCAATGCTACCACGAAGGTCAAGGTCGGGTAATGCAAGTCACGGTAAACAAGACACCGGAAAATTCAGTAGCGCAGCCAGAGGCGGCAGCAGCGCCGCAGATCGACGCCCTGAAAGCCATTCCGCCCAGCGTCGTCGTCAAGGACGGAACCGCTGTTTTCATTATCAGCGATGGCCGCACCATCAGCATCAGGAAAATGGGGCCGATGGACAGAATGCGGATGGCCAGCATCATCGGTGCTGAAAATTCCAAGAACGAACTTTACCTGTCAAACGCAGTTCCAGCTTTCTGCGTGATAAAAATAGATAGCGAGGCTGTGCCGCGCCCGCAGAACGTGCTTGGCCTTGAAACGCTGGCGGAACGCCTGGGCGACAAGGCTTTGCTGGAAATCACGCTGGCGATGGCGGAGAATTTCCCTGAAGCCGATCTGACGCAGATCGTGAAAGACTTTCAGGCGAGGCAAGCACTAAAAAACTTGTAGAGAATTCCGAATGGCCAGCCATGCTAAGGCTGGTCGCAAACGGGGTTCCTTGGCATGTCGCGCTTGGCATCGACCCATCTGAACACATAGTCCTGACAGAAATGGAACGCGCCGCTGCTGCCATTATCTTCGGCATCTTCGATGGCGGGAAATGGAATTGGGACAGCATGACATGGGACAAACCCAATGCCTGAATTTGACAGCTTCCTAAAGGCCGCCACGCATTGCGCGGAAATGGCCGTCGCGCAGCACGAAGCCACGCATAACGCTCTGGAACGCGCGACACGCCTATTGCAGCGCAAGGCAAAACAGAAATTCGGAGAATATCAGGAACAGGCCGGTCAATTCGTGGCATGGGCCGAACTGGCAGACTCCACGCAGGATCAACGGGAAAGGGCTGGCTACGAGCCGGACGAACCGCTGCTGCGCGATGGAACGCTGCGCGAAGGTATTCAGCGCCTTGTGAAAGATGGCGAAGGCTATGTCGGCAGCAATGACGACGTGATGGTTTATCAGGAACTTGGCACTAAGAATATGCCGCCGCGTTCCGTACTCGGCGCGACAGGCGTAGAAAATGTCGAAGGCGTGGTAAAAATCGTCGGGCAAAGCGTCGTCATGGCGCTTGTCGGGGAGTATGTTTTTGAAGGCTCAATAGACATTCTCGAATGGTCGGCTAAACCATAAAGCTGATGGACGCAGGGGTCGCTTCTTATATTGACTTCAATATAAGATTCAGCAGCACAGCAATATAACTTATATTGGAGACCATATAAAATGCGCGAATCTAAAATTAACGTGCCATGTGTGCGCGTCGATGAACTTCCTTTTGAAGCACCTGCTGGTCATACGGTTGTTTATAAGGACGGCGATCAAACTGTAATAAATTTCGGTTGTCCATGCGGTTGCGGCGCACACTATGGCGGCAAGGGATGGAATGTAACCGAAAACGAAGGCAAACTTTCGTCGACCCCGTCCTTTGGATGCTATCCAACAAAACGCGGCGATGCTGGCCCTGATGGAAACTTTCATTGGCACGGCTTCCTGACGAATGGAGTTTTCACGGAATGCTGACAGAAATACCGCGCCTTACCGATCATAAAGCTGCCGGGCCGGGATGGTTTCGCACCGTCAATAGTGAAGGCAAGCCGTTAAAGCCTACGATTATGTGCAAGTGCGGCCATCTTTCAGGGATTTCGCTGCATCATGTCCATGCGGACGGGACTGTCACCGCTTCGTTTTATCACGGCGAGGCGCAGAAGTTCACGCATAACGGTAAGGAATACGATCAAGGCGCACCGGGTTGTGGCTGGCACGTCTTTCTTAAATTACTTGACTGGAATGATGGCGAGTTTCCGCCGGTTCCGTAACGCAATCCGGGGAGGCTAAGAACAATGTTTGAAGCCTTTAAGGTAGGCATCACTATTGCCTTGACGAATACGGTCAGTTCCGCGCTCGGCATGATGAGCAAGGATTTTATCAAGACCGATGCCGAAGCGCAGCGCCTGAAGTCCACGCTTAAAGAAATCAAGATGCTCGGCGCTACCGGGATCCTGTTCGGCGCAGCTGGGATGATGGGGCTTAAACTGGTGGAAGCGGCTGTAAAGCCCGCCACGGAGTACGCGCACCAGCTTAACATTATGAACATGGCCGGTCTGAAACAGGCCGAAATTGCTGATGCGGTCGGCGCGGCATGGAAGAACACGCGCGACGTAATGACGACGACGGCCACGGAAAACCTGAAATCGCTTCTCGATCTGCGTAACGTGCTTGGCAATATGGAAGACGCCAAGGCCATGTTACCGATTGTTACGAAGATCGAAGCCGTCATGGCAGCGTCCGGCAGTTCGAACCTTGTGAGTAATGCGCACGATATAGCGTTCAGCATGGCGAAGGCCTTGGACGTGATCGGGGCTGTCAGTAATCCTGCCGTCATGCAGCGCCAAGCCGCAGAAATGTCCAAGGTGATTGCAGCCTTTCAGGGCCGCGTGACGCCGCAGATGTTCCAGCAGGTCTTCACTTATGCGCGTCAGGCCAAGTTCGATATGTCGGACGAATTCAAGTATGAAATCCTGCCCAGCCTTATGCTGGAAATGGCGACAAAAACAGGCGGCGGGGGCGGTTCGCGCGGCGTCGGCCCCATGCTTGCCGCCATGTATCGCATAACAAATCAGGGCTATATCAATAAAAAAGCCCTGCCGGAACTGGAAAGCCTCGGCCTTGTGGACGGAAGAAGTGCGCTCCGCACCACGACCAGCGGAACGACCGTCAGCGCCATGAAGGAAGCCGCGCTTGCCGCCAGCAATCCGTTCCGATGGGTCAATGAAGTTCTGGTTCCTGCCATTCGTAAAAAGTACGGCGAAGGAGTCACGGACGAATTTGTGCGCAGCAAGATTAACGAAGTCATGCGCGGCAATCAGCTTGCCGCGTCGATGGCCGTGGAATTCTTCACGAAACAAAATAACTTCCTGCGCGACCAGAAAATTATTCAGGGCGCGATGCCGTTTAACGAAGCCTTCAAGCAAGCCACGAATAACGATTATTTCACGGCACGGACAATGCTGGATAAGCAATGGGAAAGTTTCAAGATCGCGCTCGGCAAGGATATAGTGCCGATAATCGTACCCGCACTTCTCGCTATGGCGCGTGGCATTAATGCTTTGACCAGTGTAATCACGGCGCATCCCACGGCGACGCGCCTTATCATGGAATTCGTGGCCGTCTTTTCAGCCCTGCTTATTGCGGTCGGCACCGGCGCTGGTATCTATGCCTTGGTACTGGCCTTCGGGCTGCTGGGCGGCATCTTCGCCGTCGGCACAGGGACAATCGGCCTTATCGTGGCTGGTATAGCTGCTGCGGTCACGGCTGTTTATGAGATTTACGCGCACTGGGGAACAATGTCGGCCAGGATTAAAGCTGTAATCGTCGATATATGGAATAATTCCACGCTTGGGATTTTGTGGAACCTTGCGACATGGATTTTCAACTTCGTGGGACGCCTCATAGGTATGTGGCGCGGTAAATCTGGTGACACTGTTCCCGCTGCGCAGACCGTTACGAACGGCGCGGCTGGCGCTGCCGGAATAGACGTTTCCGGCGCTCCTGGGCAGGGTATGCGGATCGGCGCACCGCCAAAATCTATGCAACCCATAGCGGTTAACAACCAGCTATTCCTTGATGGGCGGCAGATTCACGAGTCGACCATGCAGTTCATGTATAACGACATGAACGTCGTTCCGCCCACGGGCAGCAGCTTTGATGGGCGTCAATCTTTGCAGGGCGCTACGCAATGAACTGGGCTGCGATAGTCCTTATAATAGTTCAGGGACATTTAGTTCCTGCCGGAGTTTATGTGGAACACTTCAATAGCCGCGCGGCATGTATTGTCTTCGCGGATTCAATAAAATCCGACATAGAAGAAATAGACCCTAGACTTCATGTCATTTCTGGCTGCATGGACGACTTCAAATGATCGTAATTCTAACCCTTGGCGGCGTAATCTTTCAGGATTTTGAGATCCCGGAAAAGATTTCTGGCGGCGGCGCACAGTCGCTGGACACGAAGAAGTTTCTAGGTGGTTCCAGAATAATCGACGCGCTTGGCAGCGATGATGATGAAATTGCATGGGATGGAAGGTTTCGCGGCTTCGGTGCGGAAGGGCGATGCCAGCAGCTTGACCTTATGCGGAAGCAGGGCGTTCCGATCAGCCTGACGTTCAGTACCTTCAGCTATCAGGTGCTGATTAAGCGGTTCAAGTTCGACTTTCAGCAGCCCTTTGAAATCCCGTACAGCATCAGCCTTGAAGTTCTGGTCGACAATAACGCGCCCCCGCCAGGCATACTGGCGACGATAGATGAAGTGTTCGGCACGGACTTGGCGGATTCGCTGGATTTAAGTGGCGAAATCGACATACCGGCCATTACGTCGGCGCTGAATAACGTGCAGACGACGGTAAGCACGATCCAGTCCCTGACGGGCGCGAATTCAGGCGTTTTGAACACGCTTAGCCAGGATATTGTATCGGCGCAGGGCGCGACGCAAACAGCCATCGGCGCGGCCAGCGGGCAGATTACGCCTGTGGCCGGTTCTGTCTTCGGCGGTGTCGCAGGACTTCCCCCGGCCACAATCGCGGCGAACGTCGCGGGTCAGGCCAGCAGCTTCGCCAGCCTGTCGAATCTCATTCCGCTTAACTCGGTTCTTGGCGTGATGAATAAGAACCTTGCGACTGTGGGGCCGTAATGCAGAATATCAATGTGGCGGGCGGCAATCTTTTCCAGCTTGCCCTGCAATATCTCGGCGACGCTACGCAATGGAACAGAATTGCGCTGGCGAATCTATCGACTCTTGCGCCTAATGGCGGCGTTCCAGACCCTGTGATTGCAGGGGTCGTAAACCTTAACATTCCATCCATTAATACGGATGCTGGCGGCGGTGTCTATGTTCCTCCCCTCCCCGACTAGCCCAGCTGCGACGGCAAACAAGGCCAGAAAGCCTATCCTTGCCGCGCTGCTGAACGGCCAGACCGCGTTGCCATGCTACGAATCCGACATTACGAACACGGCACATTTCACCAGCGACACTTTCCGCGCCTGTTTCGCGCTATCCGGTATGCCGCAAGGCCTGGGCGCGTCTTACTGGTCGGACAGCAGCAACGATCAGATTCAGATTTCGATGGGGCTGGTGGGCGATACGCCCGTGCCATTCATTCTCGGCCAAGTCGATAATGCCGAAATAGATCAGGTGAAGCAAATCCTGACACTGACTGGCCGTGATTTGTCAGCCGTGTTTATCGACACGAAGACGACGGAGAAGTATCAGAACCTTACCAGCAGCGACATTGCCGGAATGCTGGCAGACGCGCATGGAATGCAGAAAAACATAGCCGCGACGACGACAAAGGTGGGAACTTATTACGTCGAAGATCAGGTGGCGCTGACGCGCGAAGAATCGGAATGGGATTTGCTGATTTATCTCGCGCAGCATGAAGGCTTCGATTTATGGGTAAGCGGAAACACGCTTAATTTCCAGCCCAGCGTCGATTTGTCCACGGCTGTGCCCTACGTCCTTATTTATAGTGATGCGGGCGCTGGCGGTGCAGGGAAGTTTTCCAGCTTTACAGGCCTGAAAATGAACAGGTCGCAAACGCTGGCCAAGGACGTGATAGTCAAGGTTCGGACTTGGAATCAGATCAATGCCAAGGTTTATAACGTCACAGCGAAACGCACCCAGGCCAGCAAGGGGCAACGCTCCGGCGGCGTGGCGCAGACATATAGTTTCACGGTTCCAAATCTGGATGAGGAAGGCGCATTGAATTACGCGCAGCAGAAGGCGGAAGAAATTTCGCGGCATGAACGGGTTATTAATGCTGATTTGGCCGGGGATAATTCCTTGTCGATACGGACGCCGGTACAGCTTGTCGGGACGGGAACAAGTTTCGATCAGAAATACTACCCCGATAGCATCACGCGCCGCATCAGCTTTGAAAAATATACGATGAGTCTTCGCGCCAAGAACCACAGCGTAGAATCAACGGTGTTGGCATGAATGTAAGTGGCTTACTCAATATAATGCGGCGCGAAAGCGAAAAGGTTGTTGCGCAACAGGCTGACACCCGCATGGCCATTGTGGACAGCTACGATCCTGTGCGGTACTGCGCGAAGGTCTGGATACAGCCGGAAAATGTTTTGACTGGATTCCTGCCCATCGCTACGGAATGGGTCGGCAACGGATGGGGCATGTTCTGCCCGCCTACCAAGGGCGATGTGGTTGACGTGCATTTTCAGGAATGGGGAAAAAACGCTGGCTATATCAGCAAGCGGTTCTTCAGCGATCCTACGCCTCCCCTGCCCGTCAATAGCGGCGAATTCTGGCTGGTGCATCAATCCGGCAGTTGTTTGAAGTTTACGAACGACGGGAAGGTTCTTGTGCAAAGCGCCACGGACATGAATTTGCAGGTCGGTAACGACTTAAATATAAATGTTCTCGGCGGTGTCAGCTTAACATCGGTCGATGATATTAATATGACAGCGCCGAACCTGAACGTCACCGGCAATATCACGGCAACGGGCGACATTACGGATCAGTCCCTTACGACAAACGAATCCATGCGCGATCAGCGCCAGATATACGATTCCCATACGCACCCAGGCGTCCAGTCCGGCGGCTCGAACACGGGCGCACCGAACCAGCCGGAGTAGGAAAAAATGGCCGATCTGTTTCACTATTTCAGCGGTGATTTGCAGTTCGCCAGTAATGGCGATTTGCAGGTCGTGCAATCCGTGCAGGAAAGCCAGCAGCGCATTCTTAGGCGCTTGCTGACGAACCAGCTGGATTACTGGTGGCACGGCGAATATGGCGCTGGCCTCCCATCCTATGTCGGCAAGCCGGTCAACAAATCGGCTATGGAAACCCTTATCAAAACGCAGATGTATCTGGAACAAAGCGTTGTGCAAAGTCCGCAGCCGCAGGTCACTTACAATGATTTCTTTGCCGGATTAAGCGCACTTATCCAGTACGTCGAAACGGACACACAGCAGCAGCAAACACTAAGTTTCTCTGCCAAGATTTAGGAATTGAAAGATGGCCAATCTGCAAAGCCTTGATTTTACGACGCTGGTTCAGCGCATGGTTACGGCTGTTCAGGCCTCGGCCACGGCTGCGATCAACGTCACCATCGGATCAGTGCTTCGCGCCCTGCTTGAAGCTGTCGCCAGCCTAGGGATTTGGCTGGAAGCGCAGATCGCCTACGTCCTTACCATTACGCGGGCCGCAACTAGCAACGGCCCCGATCTTGACAGTTTCGTAAACGACTTCGGGCTGTACCGCTTGGCCGCTATTGCGGCCACGGGCAGCCTGACGTTCAGCAGGTTTTCCACGACGGGACAGGCCGTCGTCCCCATCAGTTCACCCGTGCAAAGCGCGGACGGGACGCAAAATTTCTTTGTAACGCTCGATTCATCCAATCCGGCCTACAGCGCCACGCTCGGCGGCTATGTGATGATTGGCGGTGTCGGCAGCGTGACAGTGCCATGCCAAGCCGTCACGCCCGGCATCGGCGGTAACGTGCTGGCCGGAACCATAACGGCCATCACAAGTCCAATCCCAGGCGTCGATAGCGTCACGAACGCTGCGGACTTCACGAACGGAATGGATGCGGAAAGCGATCCCGCGCTTCGCGCCCGCTTCGTTCTCTTTATCAATTCGTTATCGAAAGCGATTAAGACCGCCATCGAATTCGCCATTATGTCCGTGCAGCAAGGCATCCGCTACACCTTGACGGAAAACTACGCCCATAATGGGAATTATCAGCCCGGCTTCTTCTACGCCGTTGTGGATGATGGCACAGGAACCCCGCCGGACAGCCTTGTAACGCTTGTCGCCAACGCCATCGAAGCCGTGCGCGGTCTCACGATTCAATATGCTGTGTTCAAGCCGCAGGTGCTGACAGCTAATGTCGTCGCGCAGGTTATCGTCGCGCCTGGCTTTGATGAAAATACAGTAATCGGAAATGTTGGCGAAGCCTTAACGAACTTTATCAATGGACTGACGGTCGGCGTATCGCTGCCATATACGCAAATTGTCGCCATAGCCTATGGAATCTCTGGCGTTACGAACGTCAGAAATGTTACGCTGAATAGTCTCACGGCTGATTTGTCGGCAAACGAAAACCAGACGATCAAGGCTGGCACTATCACGGTAAGCTAAAATGGCGACTGGCGATCAGAATGATATGGTGTCCCGCCTGAAAGCGGCGATACCGAAGGGCTGGTTCGCAGACGTTGCGCCGGTGCGCGATGCCGTTCTTAACGGCTTCGCCTATGCCATGTCACTGATTTACGGGCTTGTGGCTTTCGCAAAGCTGCAAACCCGCATAAAATCCGCCACGGACGGCTTCCTGGATCTGGTCAGCTTCGACTTTTTTGGAACCCTGCTGCCGCGCGGCGCTGGCGAAGCGGATAACCCATTCCGTGCCAGAATTCTTTTCAACCTGCTGCGCGAAAAAGCAACGCGCAACGGTATGGTGAAAATCCTTACCGAACTGACTGGATTTGTCCCTACCATTTTCGAGCCGTGGCGACCCCTCGATACGGGGGCATGGAACGTGAATATATGGGGCTACGGCATGGCGGGCGGTTATGGATCGCTGGCGCTGCCGTACCAGGCCTTTATCACGGCATACCGTCCCGTCGGCTTCGGCATTCCTAATGTGGCTGGCTACTGCGATCCGGAAGGCGCTTACAGCACACCGAGCCAGGGCGAATGGGCGAACCCGTCCCTGATAGCTGGCGGTGTAACGGATGCAGATATTTATGCCGCGATTGCCGACACGAAGATGGAAGGCACGATTGCCTGGGCGCAAATAACGAATTTCCCTGTACCGTTCAATCCTCCAAAACTTTTGCAGGAAGACGGCACTTCGGAAATCTTACTCGAAGATGGTCAGGGCTACCTTGGCCTTGGCTAACAATTTGAAACAGGAGAGTCACCTTGGATAGACGCATAGTTTATGTCGGCGCAATCCCGCAGGATAGCGACGTTCTATACACGAACCGCTACGCTATGATTAGCGATGGATGGGTCGCGCAAGGCATCTTAGGCATAGCAACGCTCTTTAGCGGCCTCGCCTGTACGCCGACAAGCCCTGCCGGAATGACGGTCAACGTCGCGCCAGGCGCTGTCTTTTCGCAGCAGAACATCGACAACAGCGCCTATGGCAGCTTGTCGCCAGATACGGCGGATCAGGTCGTAAAGGTCGGAATCAATCAATCCACGCAGAATTTCAGTTGCCCAGCGCCGGTAACGGCTGGGCAAAGCGTGGTATATCTTATCGAAGCCGCGTTCGTGGAACAGGACACCGGATCGGTCGTCCTTCCGTATTACAACGCCGCCAATCCGACGGCACCTTTCAATGGGCCGAATAACAGCGGCATTTCGCAAAACACAATCCGGCAGGACGTTTGCAGCATTCAGGTGAAGGTGGGCGTACCGGCCACGACAGGTCTTCAAGCCATTCCTGCGCCGGATGCTGGATATACAGGGCTTTACGCCATCACCGTCGCCAATGGGCAGACAACCATCGTGTCAGGCAATATCAGCATCGTAAGCGGTGCGCCGTTCATCACGGAAACGCTGACGCAGAAAATCAGCCAAGCCACGGGCGACGCGCGTTACGCAATGATTACGGGTGTGCAGAATAATTCCTATGCGTTCGGCATAGATACGAGCGTGTCCGCAAATACTTTGACGGTTAATCTTTCCCCTGCGCCTTCCGTTATCACGCAAGGCATGACTTTAATCATTACCGTAGCGAATAATAATACGGGCGCATCCACGATTAACGTGAATGGCCTGGGCGCAAAAAGCATAACGAAGAATGGCGGTAACGCGCTGACCGGCGGCGAACTTCAGGCGGGACAGAACGTCGAATTATCCTACAACGGTTCGGCATGGAATCTTCTTTCCCAAACCACGCCAGTTACCACGGTTTATGCCGGTTCCGGATCGACGACCGGCACGGCGAACGCCCAAGTCCTTGCGACCGTAACGCCGGGCGGTTTTAGCCTTGTCTATGGCGATGCCGTCACCTTCACGGCTGGATTCACAAACACCGGCGCTATGACAATAAATGTGTCCAGCAGCGGTGCCATCACCATCAAGAAAAAGAATTCCGGCGGCGGCCTTGTCGATCTTGCGGCAAGCGACATTGTGGCAACGGACATTTATCAGATCATCTATGACGGCACATACTGGGAATTAAATTCGCAATCGTTCCCCGCAGCCAGCACGTTCTTCCAGACGGCAAATAATTTGTCGGAAGGCGTTCTTGCCACGAAACAGGCGAACCTTGGCATAGACCCTACATCGTTCTTTTCCACGGGTGACGTTAAGCTAACCCTGAAAACCGTAGCCGATACGGGCTGGGTTATGTGTAACGACCAAACCATCGGCAGCGCGGCGTCCAGCGCGGCTTATGCGAATGCGAATGCACAGGCTCTATTTACCCTGCTGTGGAACAACGTAAGCAATACCTATGCGCCTGTTTCCAGCGGTCGCGGCGCAAATGCGGCAGCGGATTGGGCGGCGAACAAGACTATCCAGCTTACGCAAATGATGGGCCGTGCGCTCGGTATTTCAGGCGCTGGCGCTGGCTTGACGGCGCGGACGCTTGGCCAAACTTTCGGCAACGAAAATCTGCAAACCCATACGCATACAGCGACTGTCACCGATCCTACCCATCAACATTCCATGAACGCTCCGGCGTCAGCGGAAGGACAGGGCGGTTCGGAGGTGCAGTTCGGGCTTGTCGAATCCTACCCCGCTGGTATCTCTGGTGCGCCAAGCACACCGGCAAGCACCGGCATTACCGTTGCCAATGCGAATACCGGCACTGGCACGGCGGGCAATATGCAGCCTACCCTGTTCCTGAACGCCATGATTAAACTGTAAGGAAAAATCAATGATGAACAAGTTTTTACCCCTGCTAGGCCTTCTGGCCGCGCTTCTGCTGCCCGCGCATGGCTACGCGCAGAACAGCACGATCAGCGGATTGAACAACGGCGGTCTGCTTCAGACGGGCGACAATATCCCGATTGCGCGAAGCGGGGTTAACTACCGCGCCCATATCGGGCCTCTTGGTGCGCTTGGCGGTGGTAACGGACTTGTCACCATCGGCACGACGCTAAATCTTGCAAACCCGCTTTCCTACGCATGGGGCATAAGCACGAACCTAGCCAATCTTCCCGCACCGCAGACGGGCAGCCTTATCCAGCTGGGCAGCGCCGACACGGTAAATACACGCATCGAACTTGATGCCTTCGGCGCGAAATCCTATTTCACAGGTGTTTGCTTCGGCAATACGGCTGGAACGCCTCTGGCTGTCACAAGCGGCACGGAATGCGGTGCCTATAACGTCCATGCCTATAATGGAGCCAGCGTCGTAGGGCCGCTTGCCACGTTCCACATGTTCGCGGCTGAAAATCAAAGCAGCGGGCATGGCGGGTTCTATGCAGAAATTGCGACGACCCCCATCGGTACTACAGCGATGGCACCTGTCGTCCGCTTTGAAAATGATGGCGGCATAACTGTCCCATCCACGGTTACGGGGGGAAGCAAAGCCGCCGGTACGCTGAACATCAGCGGCGGTTATTATCTTCTCGGCACCAAAATTGCCCAAACAGCTTCTTCCCCACTTGTCCTGACGGCTGGCGCTCTTACCTGCCCGACATGCGTTACGACTTCTGGCGGTTCGATCACGGGAACGCCCCCCATATCGGTAAGCGGGGCTGGTGCCGTATCAATCGCAAATGCTGCATCGGACGGCAGCACGAAGGGCGCGGCTGCGTTCAATGCGACAGACTTTTCTTGCAGCGCCGGTGTCTGCGATACGATACAGGGCATCGCCACGGCGTCGACCCCTTCCTTTGCCGGATTGACGCTTACCGCAAATCTCACCCTATCCACGCACAATCTTGTCACGGATACCACGACCGGAACGAAGATTGGTACCGCGACAAATCAAAAGATCGGTTTCTTTAACGCTACCCCGATTGTCCAACCCAGCGGCGAAATCATAACCGCGCTGCAAAATCTTGGCCTGGGCGCAAGCCTTACCATCGCGGCGTCCGATATTGCGAACGCGGCCAGCGATGGCGCTACCAAAGGGGTCGCAGCTTTCAATGCCACGGATTTCACCTGCACGACCGGCGTGTGCGATACCATTCAAGGCATTGCCACGACTTCCACCCCATCTTTTGCCGCGCTGACGCTGACGGGGAATTTGACGCTTTCCACGCATAACATCGTCAGCGATACGGTTACTGGAACGAAAATCCTGACGGCGACGACGCAGAAACTTGGCTTTTATAACGCCACGCCTATCGTGCAGCCCACGGGCGATATTGTCACCGCGTTAAGCAATCTCGGCCTTGTCGGAACCCCGACGCTTTCCGGCGCAGATATTACGCTCGGCGTTGTCCCCGCCGCGAACGGCGGCGCTGGCGCTATCACTGGCGCACTGAAGGCAAACGGTAGCGGCACCGTCACGCAAGCGGCTTGCGCCGATCTCTCGAACGGTGCCACGGGTTGCAACACGGCGACCGGCACCACGGGCGCGACGATTGCGCTGAACAATGGCAATAATACCTTCAGCGGCAATATCCTTTTCAGCGGAAATTCCGGTACGCTGGCGAACGGCAAAGCCACGGTCTTCGGTGTAGCCGCATCGGGCGGCATCTTCTCCGGGCAGGGCAGCACCAGCGACGTAACGATTCAGAATAAATCTGCCGCTGCTGTCTGCAATGTGCTTACCGGCACAACGCAATGGAACTGCATAACCTATCAGGTTAACGCGAACGGCATCCTAAGTTCCCCAGCTGCTGCCACGCTTCATTTAGGCGCGGCTGACGCGGCATCGCCCGTGGCGCAGACCCTTGGCGTTCAGAACGTCGTGGGTGGCACCAGCAACACGGCGGGCGCGAACTTTACCATAGCGGCTTCGCAAGGCACAGGCACCGGCATTGGCGGCAGCATCATTATCCAGACAGCCCCCGCCGGTACGACCGGCACGTCGCAGAACGCCCTTGCCACGGCCATGACGATCAATAACACGGGCGGCGTCACTATCGGCGCACCGACCGGCGGTGACAAAGGCGCTGGCACGATGAACGTGGCAGGAAATCTGTATATCAATAACGTGGCTGTGGCGGCTGGCATTTCAGCGAACACGGCGACAGGCCTTTCCTCCGGATTCGTCAATAAATTTCGTAACGCGCAGATGGAAATTGCTCAACTCGGCACTTCCGGCACGGTGACGACTGGTGCCGATCTTTACACGCTTGATGGCTGGCAGGTTCACACCGTAGGCGCAAGCGTCACATGGTCGCAAAGCGGGGCTTTGACGCTGGCCAGCACCAGCCAGAAGGTAGCTAAGTCGCTGACGGTTACAGGCCTGACAAGCAATACGGACACACAGGTCTATCAGCGCATTCAAAGCTATGATGCGGCTGCGCTGGCGGGTCAGCAAGTAACGGGACAATTCACATACACGAACAACACCGGCGCAACGAACACGCCGCAGATAGTTGGATGCTACGCTTCGTCGGCTGACAATTTCGGCACCTGCACGGCTGATCTTGCCGCCGTGAACATGCAAGCCTGTACCAATGGGTCGACCTGCACAGAAGCATATTCGTTTGTTGCTTCGGCAAATGCTGTGAATGGCTACCAAATCACGATTGATTTTGGAGCCATGAACAGCAATGCGAAGAACGTAGTTATTTCTGCGGCTGATCTGCGCGTAACTCCGGCAGCAACGACCGGCACAATTTCCACGCCTCCATACCCAGAACTTGCGCCGATTGGCGCGGAATATGCCCGCGATGAAGTCTATTTTGAAAGCAGCTACGACAACGGAACAGCGCCAGGCACCGCTACTTTTGTCGGCGCGACGCAATGGGTAAATTATTCCACGACGAACGCAAACTTCTTTATCAGATGGAGAACCAGGAAACGCTGCGATCCGACCGTAACATCTTATAGCCCGACGACTGGCGCAAGCGGTAAGTTAGATACAGGCGGAAGCGGCGATGTGGGGGCTAATATATCCAGCCAGGGCCAAACAGGAACGCTTATCAGCGATTCTGGTAGCATTGGGCTTGCCGCCATGTCCTATCAATATGTCGCTGATTGCCGACTCTAGCCACGGAACGGAGAACAAGAAATGTCTGACCCAAATCTGATTATGCAAGCCCGCGCGGCCCTCGCGGACAGCGATCTTGTGGCGCTACGCAACTGCTTGAAAACATCAAATCCCGTACCTTATCCCGCCGCATGGGAGGCGCGGGACAATGCGCTGCGCCAGATCATCAGCACCGGCACTGGTACAATTCCTGACTATCCGCGCAATCAGGACGGCACAATTGCCTATCCATAAGGGGGAAAACATGGCCAATTCCGACGCAGAACCACAGGATAACGCCGAATTTGCCCCTAGCAAGGGTCACGGCAAGCTGGCCGCCTTAATCCCGGCCGGGATTGCCAGCCATTTCATAATTCAGGTTTTACAGAATCATTATTCGTGGGTATATGACTATGCCCAGTTCTACGGCGGATTGAACCCCGAAGCCATGAACGAATCCATCGCCTTCGGCCTTTTCAGTTTCTTCGTCTGGCTGTCGCCGCATAATCTGTCCGACGCTATCAAGGCGGGCATCCTTTATGTGAAATCTCTCGACAAACTTTGGAGATCGTAACATGACGCCTTCCGACGCAAGCAACACGACCGACAGCGCCGCCGCAGCTTCTGCGGCTCCGGCTGCGACACCAGCGCCCGCACCTGCGGCTGCTGCACCGGCACCTGCCGCAGATACTTCGCCAAGTCTTTTCCAAAAGATCGTGGACGAAGTGAAAGACGAAGCGGTCGAAGTATGGGACGACGACATTAAGCCAGTCTTCGTGGACGACGTGGAACCTTTGTTCAAAAACACGCTGCTTCTGGTGGAACGTAATGGCGGTACGCTGCTGATTGCTGTCGCCAAAGACCTGTTTGCTACCCTTACCGGCAGTTCATGGGGCGCTGTCACGGCGCAGATCGTCACGGACGCAAAAGCACAGGGCGCTACCTTCGTGCAGGGCGAGGAACAGCTTGCCGCAAGTACGGCGCTGCAAATCGTCCAGTCCAGCCAAGCTGTTGCCACCCCTGCTTCGGGCGCAGCCGCTTAAACCGCAACGCAAGACATGGAGTTCCCCTATGGGTTGGCTTTCCGCACTTTGGGCTTTTGTTAAAGCAATTCCTGCATGGATACAGGATTTACAAAGCGGGAAGGATCAGCGCATAGGGGAACAGATGCAGCAAGGCGCAGACCTTGCCGCAGCGCAGAAAAACAACGCGGATATGGCCAAGGCCGCCGCCAATGCGCCGAAGACACTTCAGGAACTGGAAGACGAACAGAACGCGGGGAAAGTGTAATGCTGCGCTACATTATAATTTCAACCATCCTTCTGATGCTGACGGGTTGTGAACTATTTAGCAGCAATCCAGCGCCTATCGTTTTAGGCTGCCCCGCGCTGAAAGATTATTCGGCAGATGAACAGAAGGCACAGGCACAAGCCGAAGCCGCCCTGCCAGCCAATTCACCGCTTGCCGCGCCGCTTCTGGAATGGGGCGATCTTCGCGCCCAGCTGAAATTGTGTCAGACACAGCCCGGCGCTGCGCCACTTCCGCCCGATGCAGCGCCTGTAGCGCCGGTGAAAAAATCCTTCTTCGGAACGTCGCTATGATGTATGCGCTTCGCGCCCTTCTCGAAATCCTTAAAGACGCCTTCCTCTACCGGATGCGCGGGGGCGGCTATGTCACGCTTGGCGACACGCTGGCGCGGACAATATGGGTGACGGCTGGTCTGGCCGAAACCTATTTCGATTTGGCGTGGGGACATTGGAACCTGATCGTTCTGGCATGGTTCGTGATAGGTGGATTCTGCGCCATATCCTTCATTCCACACGCCTTCGCGCAGAACATGGGACGCCTGGGTAGGCCGTGGACGCTCGGCCCGAACGGGGAAACCGAAACGCTGTCGAAGTTTTGGCCCGGCGCGTGGCTGCCCTACATCAAGACACAGGCGGATTGGAATGCCGCTACACCGGCGCGGAAGTTCTGGCTGGACTATCTCGGCATGACAAGCTGCGCCTTTCTGCGCGGCTGTATCGTTTACGGCCCGATGATGTATTTTAGCCCCATCAGGGCGGCGCTCGGAATTGTGACGCTTGCCCTGCTTCAGCCGCTTGCCTACGCCGCAGCGCCCCATATTCCCTTTTCGTTACCTGGGGTTAGCGCGGGAACGAATGAGTGGGGCGAATTCCTGACAGGCGCAGCGTGGGCCGCTTCAATAATCGTAGCCACGATCTAAATTTTGGCAATTATATACTTCGCAAACCTACACTCAAAATGTAGCCTCATTCAAAGGTTATCGAACTTTTTGGCGATGAACCCAGCATATATCCATAGCGCGATGATGCCCCCATATTCCATAAGACTACCGCCCCGTGTATCGGGATGCGTGTCGTAATAGTTAAAAATCAAACCCGTTGCGCCCCACAACGCTATTATTAAAATAGCGGAAAATGTCCAATTAATCTTACGCTCGATCCTGTCCAGATGTTCATTATCCATTGCGTTTCCCTTTTTTCACTGGCTTTGGCGTAGCCTTCGCAATCCGGCGCAGCTTGCTTTCAAACGCGGCTTCGGATTCGTCGCAGCCAGCTTTACGGGCTGTGGCGATAAAGGCGGCTGACTGGCCCCTAAACCTCTTTTCGGGCGTTTTGATAAGTTTTTCAGCCATTAAGTCCTCGCTTAGATTATAGGCTTGACGTGAGGCAGTCTCCATGAAATCCAATCATGGATGAGGCTAAGGGATTTAATCAAGATTAAAAAAACGATCACCGCCTTGGGGAAATGGCAGGTGGGCAAGATGCCTCGTTCTGCATTTCCTTTATCAAAATCAGGCAATAGGGCTTACAGACTCGGCAATCGCAGGTGGCGGGTTGTAGAATTTACAGTGGAAAGTTTATGTTTTCGGCTGTTAATCAATTATAATCCCCTTCTCCTACAATATCAGGCCATGCTGGGCTTGACGCAGGGAAATGACACAAAGGTTTTGGCATCTCTTGAGTATCATGGAACTCATGGCTCATGGCATGTCCATACCTCATGTGACATTTTCGACTCTATTCCTGCGGGAATTAAAAGAGGGCCATGGATAACGCGCCTTCCAAGTCCAAAAAACTACAATAGGGCAGGAATTTTTGTTATAGGTGATGATGCAGCATTTACTCGTGCTATTGACTTTTTTGGGTTAGATAAAACAGCAGATTCGACAACCGATGCACCGAGGTTTCCATTGTGAAAGAAGAACTCTGCAAAGCCTTCTGTAGTGAGTTACAAGTCCGCGAGGTTCCGGCAGGGCTGGCGGTGGGGACTGGCTTTCAGGGCATCACCGGAGATCAAATAGGATTTTATATTGTTGGCCCAGATACAAGAAATATGTGGCGCGTACAAGATGATGGCGCGACTATTCCATTTATTGAAGCGGCTGGCGGTGACCTCGAAATTGAGGCTCGTTCTGATGTGTTCGATTCTTTATTAGAGGAATACGACACGACATACGATCCTGATACTGGTGAACTTTCGAGTTTGCCAGTCTCCAAAAACGACCTTCCACAAACGGCAATTCAGTTTGTAGCGTTATTGTTACGCATTCAAGACATACTATTTATGACGAGAGAACGCGCTGAATCTACATGGGTTCAGGAGGCAACGCGAGACTTACAAAGTTCCTTGGGTAATCGTGGCACCATCGAAGAAAACGCAGCCGTCATGCCTAGCGTTGCGGAATATGCTGCCGACATAGTTGTAAGGACTACGGGTCGTTCACCAGTTGCGCTATTCTTTGGAATCAACGATGCAAAAGCATACGAAGCGTTGATGTTTCATTTCATGGTGAACTATAAATTAAAGTTAAATGTTCCTGTGGTTTTGCTATTGGAAAAGGATAACTCTTTAACAAGAAAAGCGCGAACCAGAGTTGATAATAATATCATTGTTCCGCGTTATCGTGGTGGAGAACATGAAGCAATAGGCCGAATTGTAGAGACTGCTACCGGAGAGAGATTAGACACTGTTCACTGACAGCTAAACTTACTTTCTACGCGTCAGTCCGCCGATATGTAAGACGCTTACCAACGGCCCCCGATAAAGCTGCATCTGCTCTTTCGGCGTCAGAGATTTTTCTTTCATTGTATCTGAAATCAAACTCCGCAACGTAGCGGCCAAGGTGTTGTTGGCTAACATGATGGAACGTGCCAACAATACCGCGTTTCAGGATTGAAAAGTAATTTTCAACCGTGTTCGTATGCCAGAAGGTACCGCGCACATATTCACCGCCACTATGGTTCACGCTGCCATGTCCGGCAAAGGCTTCGGTAACAGCCGGATAAACCCTAGCTTCGTCCGTCATTAGGTAGGTTTTCTTGTCGATATGACGGTCAAGAATAGGGCGAAGCGTTTTCGCCGTGACTTCCGGCAAGTGCATGGAACGCACCCTACCGTCACGCTCGACAAGGGAAACGACAGGGGCTTTGCCGACAGCGCCACGGCCAGCGCGTAAACGCTTGTTGGCGTGTTTGTTCTTTTCCTTGCCGCCCACATACGTTTCGTCAATTTCCACAACCTTATTCTGGCCGCCCATAGGCGTCATATTACCGTCCTTCATTGCTTCACGGATGCGATGACACATAAACCACGCGCTTTTATAAGTGATTTCCAAGGTGCGCTGGATTTGCAGGGCAGAAATGCCTTTCTTGCTGCTACACATGAGATAGGTAGCCTGTAACCATTTGTGCAGAGGAATGTGGCTGCTTTCGTAAACGGTGCCTACGGTCACGGTAAACTGCTCACGGCAAGCGCCGCACTTTTTCAGGCCAAAGCGTTCCTTGCCTTCGGGGTTCTTCTTGGAGGGCTTGGATTTGACGCCTTCGAGGCAATAGACCTTCTCTGTGCTGCCGCAATGGGGGCAGACAGCACCGTGAGGCCACAGGATGCCCTCTAGGTAGGCATACGCCTTGGCTTCATCGTGAAAATGGGGCTTGGATAGGATAGACATAGCGTTCTCCGTTGTTATGGGAAAACACTACCCTTTGGGGTTGGGTTT